AGGCGCTGATGGAGGCCTTGGCAATGTCCCCGATGGCCTTTGCAATGGCGGCAGCGGTCAGTGCGCCTTTTATTTTCCCGAATAATTTAGTCGCAGAGCCGCCCATGTTCTCGAACTTGCCTTTCAAGCCGCCAGCATGTTGGCTCACGCCATCAATCGTTTCGTTGGCTTCGGAAGCGTCGATTGCAATTCGCCCGAACAACGTAAACAATTCTGCCAATTTAATTCACCTTCTTTTTTTCGGCGATTTATACCGATTTGTCCATTGCTTTTTCGATTTTCATAATTTTATAATCGCCTAAAAGGAGGCGTCCCCATGAAGAAAATACTTTCTCTGGTTCTCATGCTTATCTGTCTGTTTTCCATTTCCTCAGCGGAAGAAACCATCGTGGAACTTGTTTCCAAAATGGACTATGTTCTTGAACTCCCGGATGTGATCCGCAAAGGAACTTACTCTGGCGAAACATTGAGCGGCATTCCACACGGTTTTGGTGTTTTCGAAACGACGAACTCCAATGGAATTAACTGGCATTACATCGGGCAATGGCAAAACGGAGAAATAAAGGGCGACGGAGGCATGTATTGGGATAACGGGCGTTCGGAGGTTGGAATTTTCGACAAAAACGATCTGCTTTGCGGCACCGTTCGCGACGGGGAAGGCCAATGCGCGTGGATTAACTACGTCCCGAACGATCATGGGCACTACGACGCGAAAGAATACCGCGAAGATGGCAGCCTTCGTTTGGAATGCTGCATTGATCCAGATAGTGGCATGTACCACAAAGGAACCATCTACACCAAAGACGGACAAATCTTTTTCTCAGGCGAATTTGGTGAAGGTTTTGATTGGAATAAACTGTACATTCAATAATTTTCAAAGAGCGGCTGACCCGCTCTTTTTATTTTGCCGCCATTGGAATAACCGTTCCCAATATCGCCTTTGAATCCTCCACGATCTCCAAAACCTGCTCATTGGAGACAGGTTTTTCCTTTCCCTTTTCCAATTCTTCCACAAACTCCGGGAAGGGCTTGTCAAACACCCGATGGAGCCAGACTTCCCAAATGACCTTTTCCCGCTGCTCGTCGTTGTATCGCTTGACCAGTCCTTCCACAAACTCGCACAGCTTCCCGGCCCGGATCATTCCGTCCATCAGGGGATAGGGATTCGCATAGCGACGGAAGACGAGGTCAAAGAAATCTTGCTCGTTCAGCTCCTCGATCTGAAGACCTGCGTAAAAAAATCCGCGAACTCGTCCTTCTGCAGCACATCCATGACCATTCCGGCGAAGGTGCCCATGGGAAGATCGGCGATCTCCTGTTCCTTCATCCCGGAAAGGGAGGCGAGGAACTGGTACAGCTCCTTCCGGCATTCCGGCAGACGCTCCACCACCAGCGAAGCTACGTCCAGCATGATCTGCATTCCAACGGCAGCGGCCAAGTCGCTTTCCTGCTCCTTGCCAACGTCCGCCATGGCCTTTCGCACGGTCTCGCCGTCGAAGCACTTTTTCAGTTCGTTCAGACCGATCTTGTTGATGATGCGCAGCACCGAAAACAGGTCGTCTGCCTTTAGCATCCGCAGGGTATAGGTCTTTTCGTTCATTTTTGTTTTCCTCCTTCAAAAATAGGGGCGGATGGCGTTCATCCGCCCCTTTCCCCTTACGCCGCCGGGGTGGGGTAGTAGATATGCCAAGGCAGGGTGTCCGCTTCGGCGGTCAGGGGCGCGTAGCACTCAAAGGTCAGCGTGGGGGTAGCCACCTCTTTGTTCTGCGTCTCCACTTCCCAACCGGAAGTGCACAGAGCGTAGTCAAACACAAAGATGATGGGCGTACCGTCCAGACGCTTGCCCACAAAGCCCAGATTCTGCACGTAATCGCCCGTCTTGATCTGGGCGCGGGACTTGAGCTCTGTGTACCCGGTGGCGGTCGTGGACGCTGCCTCGTCCGCAATGACGGTCTTTTTCAAGATTTCCGGGGTCTGCTCCACGGGTTTGATCTCCATGGTGGCCGTCTCGCCCACCTTGACCGCCAAATCCTTGATCTTGACCAGTGCGCCGTCTACGGGCACGTCGTACAGTTCTTTAGTGATACTCACCTTGCTGCCGCCGTTGGTAGCGCATAGCAGGGATTCATCAAAATTCCACGTCCCGGCCTTAAACTCAAGGCCCGCATGGATGGTGCCAGCGCCAAAGAGCACGTTGCCCGGCGTGGCTTCCGTAATGCCGGAGGACTTAAATTCGTCGCCCAAAGCCATATTCATTTCTTCCTTTCACTTAATAGATAGTAGTGGATTTCATAGGATACCCGTCCGCCAACAATGTCTCTGTCCTCCGGGTCTGTCTCGTAGGAGAGAAAATTGCTGCCGTTTGGGCAAAGCACAGCGTAGCCCTCCCCAACGGGGAGGACGGCCCCCTCCTGGGGAATGGCCGCCTCTACGGAATCCAGAAAGTCGGCGGCATCCGCGTTGACATTCCCTCCGCTTTCGGCCTTGAACCAGCCGAAGGCCGTCAGGATATTGTCGCTTAAAAAATCCCCTTCCACCACCTCGAAGGTGATGTAGGGGAATGGGGTCTTCGGCGGCACATGGCCGGAGAGATACGCCGGGATGGATTTCCCACTGGAGGAAAAGCCGCTCCAAAAGGTATACAGGGCCTTGTGAAAACCCGTCACGGCTCCACCACCTCCGCGGTCACTTGGCTGTATTGCACCTGCGCCACGCCGGGGGTGGTCATGTCGGCGCTGTTGGAAGTGATGCGGTATATCCGCCCATCCTTCTTCCGCTTCACGCGGTCGTCCTTATCCAGCGTCAGGGTGATGGGATGGACGATGGTGTAGATGGTCTTCATGCCGTTTTGCATGGCGATCTGTGCCTCGTTGGAGCTGTTGGTGGTGATGCCCGCCATAAACTCCGCGCCGTCGCTGAGCTCCCATGTCAGGCCGCCAAAGCCGTCCGGGGCGCTTTTCCAATCCTGCATCACAAAGGGTTCGAAGTAATCCGTCAGCATCAGACCATCACCTCACTCGTAAGCCGCTGGTAGTCGTTCAGCCGCCCGGCAAAGGCCCCCTGCCAGCCCGCCGCGCCGGTCACATTGCCCGCGCTTCCCCGGCTGTAGGAGTAGCTACCGAAGCTCTCCGACTGCAGCGCTCCCACGGGGTTTTTATCGTCGTAGGCGCTGATCTCTTCCGCCAGCGCCACGAAAGCGGCGGGCGGGGATAAGACCCACACCCGCCCGGTGAACGTCTCGTCGGTCAGCTCGTCGCCGACCTGATGCACACCGTCGTTATAGGCGCTGCCGCGAATGGCGATATAGCGGCCATGGGCCAGCGCCGGGGTGATGAGATGGCCGCCCTCGATGACGATCTCGCCGTCGTAGCTTCCAGTCTCAAAGTAGTTGCGGCAGTGCCGCATGACGCTGCCCATGGATACCGCCATATCTGTCCCTCCCTTAGCCCTTGGAGTAGATACGGGCAATCGGGATCGCCTTGGTATCGATGTAGGACTTGGAGGACGCGCCGTCGTTGACCAGCGTCCAGTTCGCGGCCTTTTCCAGATCGGCGTTGGTGGGGCTGGCGCTTGCCATGCTGGACTTGGTAAAACTGAAACCGTAGGGGGCCCACAGCTTCCGCTGGCGGCTGTAGATCATGCTCTTGCCGCCCTTGCTGGCGGGGTCGCGGTCGGGTTCATAGGGCACAGTCGCGCCGATGTCGCAGTAGTCGAAAGCATCCCGGCCCAGCAGGTAGGTGGTGTACTTGGTGTAGCCGTCGCCCTTGCCGGAGCTGCTTTCCGCCACATCCTCGGTAGGAACATCGTCGTCGATCATGACGGTGCGGCCGTTCCAAGTGGCAAGGCCCACGTCACGCTGCAGGCCGTTCGCGTCGGTGGCCTTGAAATATTCCAGCAGCTGCAGATTCTCAAGGTGGGTCGCCACGGCGCTGTGCATGATGGCGAGGGTAAAGATGTTCTTGTTCGCGCCCGCGGCCTGCTGGATGGCGTTGTTCAGGGTGTCCGCCGCCATCTTGCCTGCAGAAGCGGTGTTGCCGGTCGCGTCATAGGTATTCTTGGTGTTAAAGCTGCCCGCGGTCACGCCGAAGATGCCCTTGAGGATGGAGAGCAGGATACCCTGATCCACATCATCCCAGTACTCGGAAATCTGGGTAGCGGCCTTCTCAAGGAAATCCTGGCCGGTTACGTCGGTGGAGAAGTCCAGCTCCTCCCAGCCCTTGGCACGGCCTACCACCACCATGGACTGGCTGTAGGTCTTGGTGCTGCTGCGGGTGATGTCCGTCGCGCCGTCGTAGTTGACGGGATCGCCGCCGATACGGCCAAACATGGGCAGGGTAATGTAGTTGCCGCCGGTCTGCTCGGCCAGCATGGTCTTCAGCTCACTGCGGGTGCGGAAGACGCCCGCCCGCAGGAGGGCATTCTGCTTTACCCGGGGAATGGTATCCACATACTTGCCGAATACCTCGGCGTTGAAAATCTTGTTGTCAAAAACAGCCATATTTCGTTCTCCTTTTCGATTAGTCGATTAATTCTTTCTGCTGCTCCGGGTGCGCATTGATGTATTCCATGCGCTTGGATAGAGGAAGCTTTTCGAAGCTCTCACGGGTCATTTTCCCGTCACCGCCGGGGGGATTCAGGGGCGGGGTGCCCTGATTCTGCACCGTGCCAAACAGGCCCGCATGGGCCTCCCGGATGGGCTTCAGGACGGCTTCCGCGTCCTTGAGGGCTTCGCCGTCCAGCTCCACCTTGTCAAGGTCAACGGTGCCGAGCATCAGGTCAATAGCGGCGGGGTTGGCGTGGGCTTCTTCCAGCGCCTTTTTGATGAGCGCCTTCTTGCCCGCGTTGGCCTTGTCGGTCTCTACCTGCTGCCTGTATGCGTCGTACTCGGCCTGTACCTTGGCCGCGTCGCCGCTGGTCTTTTCAAGCGCTTCCACGCGCTTTTGGAGCTTGTCGCGCTCCTGAGCGGCGGCAGCAGAATCTTTCGCGCTCTGCTCCGCCTTGTCGATCTCGTCCTTCAACGCGGCTACGGTCTCGCCGTGGGCCGTGATGATCTCCTCGATCTTGTCTTCCTCGATGCCGAGGGCCTTCAAAAATTTCCGGGTAAGTGCCATGACACATTCTCCTTTTCTTTGGGGGCGGTGCTTCGCCCGTGAATGTTTATATGCAAACAGCCGGGGCGGTACTTCGTCCCGGCTGGTGTTGCTGTGATTTTTGCAACTAATCTTGCAACTAATTTGCAACTAATTTTGCAACCAGTCGCAAAAAATAAAGCGACCAATCGCAAAAAACGTTAGAACCCCTGTTTCAGATATTGTTCGGCAATCGACTGTATCGTCCCGCGCCCGCCAATGATCGCATCACGCAGGTAGGGGCGCCCGGCCATTTTGTAGGTGCCGTCATGGACAAAGGGCGCGTATTCCAGCGAGTTCCCGATGTCAACGGTGTTTTCCCCGCGCATGTCGTACTGGACGTCCCTCATCAGGTCGCCGGTCTGCCGGATGGGCTTGCCGTAGCCACTCTCCATCTGGCCGAGGGTCAGTTCCACGCCCTTCTGCCCGATGGCATGCAGCGCCGCTTTGACGTTCTGTTCCAGCTTGGCTTTCACTTCGGGGGAATGGTCGTCGAATTTTACGGGCATGGGTTAGCTCCTTTCGGGTATGAAAAACCGCCCGGCCTTTCGGCTGGACGGCTTAGGAATAGAACACTTTTTCGAGATCAACATCAAGACCAAATTCTTTTAAATCTTGATCGTTTATATCTAAATCATTTTTGATCGTATCGAGAATTTCATAATATGCAAGCTTTTTCCCTTTATAAAAAGCATCATCCTTATTTTTTCTCTCTTCTTCTAGCGCATCGTTGGCGTTGTCAATAACTCTAGCAATGATGTACTTAATAGTTTCTTCATTCATAATAATCCCCCCTTTTCTTTAATTCTTCTATTCTTCGCAGACGAGATTCCTTAAAATTTTCTATTTCTTTTTTCCAATGTCTTTTCAGCCCTTCTTGTTCTTGAGGCTCCTTGTCGGTCCAATTTGAGACAGTGTTCTCAGGATACCGAATTTTTTCTTGGTGTTCTGCAATTCGCTTGTCGAACGTTTGTATTGACTTCCTAATGGAAGCTGTTTTTTGCCGTTGCAAATCCTTTTCTTTGCTGTTCGAAAACTTTTGCAAATCCAGCTTCATTATACCATGTTTGCCAGTATTTTCAAGGTTTTCAGTGCTTTCTTTCCGCTTTTCCTCCGGCGGCAGTACCACCGGCACCAGCACGCAATGGCAATTAATCACATCCCCGGCCTTGCCGTTAGGGTCGCCGGGGTAGTCCATGACGCTGCCGAGGATGGTGCGAAACTTCTCGGACGCATCGATCTCCTTGCCGTTTAGCTCGATATGGCTTTCGCGGCTGTTGACCATGCGGGTTGACCAGCGCTTTCGCATGTTGATTCCCATCTGCTCCGCCTCATGGATGGTATCGCTCCGCGCCTGCGATTGGACGCGGTTCCGCTCGGTCTGGGCAATGCGCTTCGCACAATAAGCGCTGTTTCCCATTACGTTGCGGATGCGGTGGATCAGCTTCTTCTGGTCTTCACCCAGCATGACGGCCTGTGTCATTTCATTCTGCAGCCTCCGCATCATGGCCGGAGCTTCCCGCAGGTTTTGATAGGCGATCTTGCTCATGGGCGGTTGTCTATCCGTGAGGATGATTTCCGCCTGCGCCGTCGTGGGCACGGAGTAGGACAGATTTACCCCGGCTTGCTGATCGACCAATTCAGCCGTATAGAGGCGGTTGACATGGTAGACATTCGCGACGGTCTCCCGCATGATAGGTTCGACTTCTGCGCCCGCCTGCTGGATGGCCTTTTCAATGTTCTTTACCACATTTTCCCGGCGGAGCAGTTCGCGGGTAAAGCCGCGCCGCCATTTCAGCACCTTCTCTGGGGTGTCGTAATACGCAGGGGGCTTGATCTTCCCCTCGTCCACATCCCGGATTTTCCGCAGGAACCGTTCGCAGCTTTTCACTGCTTGTTTGAGCGCATCGCCGTAAACCGATTCAATGCGTTTTTGGAGTGCCTTTTCCAGCTTGTCAGAGGCCCGCAAAGCCTTGTCCAAGGTTTACCCCTCCTGTCTGTCAGGGTTCGCATTCCCGGCCTGTTCCTGCCCGTCTATGGCCGCCTGAAGGGCATCCAGCGACGGCAGGCCGCTGACGCGCTCAGCTTCCAATGCCTCTAGGATGCCGGGGATGTCGTCCTGACTGATATAGGGGTTGAGCTTGAGGGCGGTCTCCTGATCAATGTCGGAGCGCATGGTGTAGATGTCCTCCACCGTCTCCGACTTGTTGACGATCTGCTGCCGCTGGAAAGCGATCTCTTCCGTGTCCACCCCCAGCAGGGCCAGCACCTGTTGCACAAAGGCGAAGCACTGCCACTCGTAGTGGTCGCACTTGAGGTTGAGGTTGGTCATGGCCGCCTGAATGGCTACGTTGGTCAGGCTCCCGCCGGTAAGCTCGCTCATGGAGAGCGCCATGTAGTCCTGATACAGCGCCCGCTCCAATAGCGTCAGCGCCGTTTGCCGGGCCTGAAAGGGCACCTCGATGGTTCGCGGCTCCGCGCTGGAGCTTCCAGCCCCGTCGGACACGCTCATGGCGACCTTCAACTCTTGGATTTCCTGAATAACCTGCAAGGCCTGATCGGTGGAGCCGCCGAAGTTGTTCAGCACCCAGTACACATCGTTGGCCCGGTCGAGGTTGTCCCCAAAATCCGAGGTGATCTTGTCGTACAGGTCGATCTTCGCCCGGATGGAAGGGGTCAGCTCGCTCTCGTGCTCGTCGTTGGCGTACAGGGGCACCACCGGCAGGCCGGAATAGCCCTCGCCGCCCACGACCACTTCCCCCAGCGCGTCCCGGCGGACGATCTGCTTGTAGGCCCGCTTGGGCTGCTCCTCGTCGTACTTGCCGTCCTTGGCGCGGTAGACGGTCACGCCGTCGGGCTCAAAGACGCGCATATACAATGGGCGCTCGCCGGAGAGCTGCCAGAACTGGATGGCCGCGCCCACGGCCCCGGTCAATTCATCCAGCAGCCCAACGCAGCCGGACAGCAGGTCGCGGGCCGCGCTGATGGGCTCCAAATGGTCGAGGTTCCAGTAGCCGTAGGACACGCCGTGCAGCAGCGCCGCCTCGCCGATCTGCTGCAGCTTCACGTCAAAGCCCCGGCCCAGCCGGTCTTTCAGGGACGCGTCCTCCAAAGTAACGCCGTTTCCCAGAAGAAACTGGTTCTGCTGGCAGACGAACCGCCGCAGGAACGCCGAGGACACGCGGTTGCCCACCACGCGGACGGTGTCGGCCACCTTGCGGGTCAGGCCGTCAGCATCCTTCTGCTCGCGGGTCTGGACTTTCAGCAGGTACTTGTCGTCTAGGGTGGGGTTGCAGCCCGCGAAATAGCGGTTGGCATCCAGCGCCCGGCGGAAAAAGTCGGACGCGCGGTAGCTCTCCACGATCTTCCGGGCGCTCTCCGCTCCGCCGCCCATCCTCTGCCAGTCCTGATAGGTGTATTCGGTAAACATTGCTTCACTCTCCTAGTAGGCTGCGGCGGTCTTTGTCCAGCAGTCGGCAGGCCACGGCGGCGCTGTCCGGCGCGTCGTCATGCTCCGCGTCCTCGGTATAGTCCATGATCTGGGCGATATACGCCCGGTCGGTGCCGTCCAGAAACACGATATTCCTCCACCATTTCCGCAGATAGGTGGAGATTTTAAGGTACTTGTTCTGATACTCGGCATAGATGCGGGCCTCTTGTCCCCGGTTGCGAATCTCCTTGCCCAGATACCCCTTGTCGCCGTTGCTCTCGCAGTACACCGGGGCGCATTGGAGCCGCTGGCACTCGGTGAGGGCCGCGTCCAACACGGTGTCCACATGGGCCCGCCACAGACGGCCATAGAGGTACAGGGTGTCGCCTCGGCGCTTGGCGCATGTCAGGGCGGTGTAGTCCTCGCCGCCGTAAGCCGCGTCGATGTGGGCGATTCCATCCCGTAGGAGGGCGGGGTTGTCGGTGTGCCCCGGATGAATGTCAAACAGGGCGTTTTCGGCGGCGATATGCCGCAGCTCGTAGTTGGCCGCGAACAGGGACGGGGACATGCTGGATTTCAGCTCGGCCAGCTTTTCCGTGGTTATGAGGCCGGTGGTGTAGCAGTCGTGCCGCTCCGGCTCGGCCACCAGTGTAAAAGCGTCTTCCTTGTGCCACGGGGTGCCGATGAACACGATGCGCCCGTCGCGGGTGACGATGTTCCTCAGCTCCTGTACAACGGCCTTTGTGCGCTCCCGCTCCGCCCGGCTGACGCGGTCTTGGAGGTTTACAACGTCGTCGCAGACGATCAGGTTTGCGTGCTTGCCGGTCATGCTGCCGCCGCAGCCGCAGCCAAGAAGCTGCTCGGCCCCTCGTGGGCTGTCGTACACATTGACGGTCAAACTGTTGGCGGTGGATTTCACCAGCTCCACATTCGTCCGCAAAAGCAGGGCCGCCATGTAGCGGAAGCCCTCGTTGTCGAACACCTTCTTGGCCTGCGCGATGCTTTCCACGGTGTCCGCGTCGGTCTTGCGCATGAACAGGGCGTTCTCGCCGTGGTGCAGCACGCACCACATGGCCAGCGCCACGGAAAGGCAGGAGGATTTATAGCTCAGGCGGTGGGCCTGCAGCGTATAGTCCGTCGTGCCGTAGAGGATGTGCTGCATCCATTTCCCGTGGAGCTCGTCGGTCAGGTCGCGGAAGCCAACCATGCGCCCCACCGCCGCCGGGTGATAGCGCCAAATGTTCCAGACTTCTTCCCGGGTCACCGTATCTCACCCTTTGTTTCCTCCAGCAGGCGATCTAGATCGGCTTTTGCCTCGGCGGAAAGGACGGTGGATTGCATCTCCACCTCCTGCCGGGGCTTGCCAAAGGCTCGGTCAAACACCATTTCCGCCACCCGCAGCTTGAGCGCCTGGGGCGAATCTGGGTCGTCCAGGATTCTTTGCATTTCTTCCGCCGCCCTGGGGGCCAGGTCGCGTATCTGCTGCAAAGCGTCCTTCTGCCCCTGTGTGGTTTTGGGGCGGCCGCGGGGGTTGCCGCTCTGCCCTTTCTGAAATCTCCCTGTTTTGGTCCTGTTAGCAGGCATATCCGGCCTCCTTTTCCGCTGCTATGGGTACAAAACAGGGGCAGCGGGAACCCGCCGCCCCTGTTGGGTAGATTTTTACGCCTGAGCGTAATGGTTGATGAAGTATACTTGCCCCTTGCCGGTAACCTTGGGCGTTTTGCTCACGGTTACATGGCCGTCGGCATGGGTCACGCTGGTTTCCTTGATGCGCATTACCCCAAGCTCCATGCTGCGCTGGGTGGGCATGTTCCAGTCGGTGCCCTTCCGGTTAATCAGGTATCCGTCCTTACGAAGCTGCTCAAACAATCGGTTCTGGCCCATGTTCACGCCGTTCTGCTTGAGAATCTTTGCCAGCTCGCCCACAAGGATTTCGCTCTTGCTGGCGGCTACACTGTCTGCAAACAGCACCTTGGGTGCGTCGGCTTCGATCTTCTCCTGCCGCTTCTTGGCCAGCGCCTCCGCTTCCAGCCGAGCATGGCGCTCATCCCGCCATTTCACCGCAAGCTTGGCGAAGGTATCCGGGTTGCTGAAAAACGCGTCTGTAGCCGCGTCGGTCAGGTAGGCCCCATGGCGGCGGATTTCGGGGATTACTTCATCGGCAATCAGGGCCTGAAAGCGCTCGGCGGTTTCGTTCTTGGCCTTCATGGCGAGACGGTAGAAGATGTTCTCGGGGATGTAGGCGCCTTTCCCCACTTCTGGGGAAAAACCAAGCTCGGCCAGATAGCCATTTACTCGCTCCCACTTCACATACTCCACGCCATTCTTTTCCTGCGTGAATCCCAGCCCACGCGCCACTTCTTCCAGATTCAGATAGGCAACACCGTTTTCCTCGTAGCAGTTTACCCCCTGAATGGTGATGATGTCATTCATGCTTATCCCCCCCTTGCAAGCTCAATATATATTCGTAAACCATTTTCAGCTCTTCCAGCGTCATTTTCTTCAGTTCCGCCATAATCAATTCCAGAAGCTCTTCTCGTCTGGTCATACAAAAATGCCTCCATTCAGCCTTTCATGTTGACCAAAGGAGGGCAGATATGATAAGATTTATCTGCTGACCTTTGGTCGGTGGTGAGGTTTACCGTGATCTGTGGTAGGGGATCGGTAAACCTTATTTTTTTATGGCCTTGTTGAGCATTTCTATCCCGCGCCTTAAAGATTGTGCATAGGTTTCGCTATACTGTTCTGCATTCTCTTTAAGTTTTTGCATTGTTTCTGCATCCAGTCTGACAGAAACTTGCGTCGCCTTTGGGTTTTCACTCTTAGGCCGTCCCATAGGGCACATATGCTCACCTCACTTTCTGACTGTCATTATATATTTTGACAGTCAGAAAGTCAACCCATCCCGGAAAATTTTTTATCCCCGTCACGGCAACGAAAAAGAGGGCGAAAATTCCACTAGGCCAATTCGCCTGATTTATTGTCCGCCAGCCGGTATAGGCTGCTGCCAGCCAAATTCCCGGATGATGGCGGCCACCGCGTCCACGGCGCTGTCGTTGTTCCGTGGGTTGTTTTCATACGGGGTGATTTCCCTGATGGGTCTTTGCAATACCTCCATAGTTGCGCCTCCAAAATGTTACCGGGTATACCTATTCACCCGGTCTAAGATTTCCCTTGCCGACATTGCAGGCATACTTCTCAACTGGTCGGAAAGGCTCTGCATCGTCGTTTTTTGTGCTGCAATTCCATTGACCATATTCCCCGTCGCAGACCTGACACGATCAGCCAGTTTGCTTTTGGCATACGCAATCTGTTTTTCAGACACGCCGCTCGGGTCGTTCAGTTTGATCCCGACCGCAAGGGAGCCGGGTGCGGTGTTGTTCTTTTTCCCATACTCCCAAGACGCTTTGTTGCTGTTAAAGTAAACGTTATTACGAGACGGGCTCAAACCAACGTTGTAAACAACATCATAACCGCCCTTGTTGATCTCATTCGAATAACCGACCGCAAAATCGGAGACGGCTCCCTTCCCGCCGGAAAAGGTGGTGAAGGTTTCTGAGCCAAGCACTTTCCCCTGATAAGAAATCTCAATCTTTCCCTTTGCGCCGCCCTTGGCAATCCCCTTCGAACCGCCGCCAGCGCCACTGGATGCGCCGCGCCCGCCGAAAAACTGTAGTTCAAGCCTCCGCATGGTTCTTTCCCTCCCTTGCTTTATCAAACCGCCGGTAAAAGGTTTCTACCGGGCAGATGTTCCCCCGGCACTCCGCCGGGATATGGCCCCAAAACAGGATCGTTTCTGGCTGTAAACGTTCCAGCATTGCATCGTAGCCATTCACAAACAGGCGTTTAGCGTCTGTATCCTTCTGCGTCCCGACGCTGCTCACCGCTACCACGCTCTTTGCCGGTTCCCCATCAAAGCACCATTCGTAGCTTTTTTCGTCCGCCCAGCAGATCGTCGGGATCACCTTGATCCCGTTTTTCTGCCAATACTGCCCAAGCCAATGCTTACGGTAATGGTTGTACAGATTAAGGGCGGTCGGGGTATCGGTGTATAGGCTGTAGTCAGGGGTCAAAACGGTGCCTGCACGCTGGAAGGATTCAAGATAGCGGGAAGGGTTATTCCAGCATCTGACCATCCGATAATCGTCCACGAACATGTGTACGCCCTGACTTTTGGTAAATGGCTTGCTCAGATCATTGAACGGAACCCATTCGTCCAAAAACGGAAGCTCCACAGGCTCGATCACGGGGATGTCGTATTTCCCCGCCACGTCCGCGAACTGCGGCAAAAGATGTTCGATATTTTCGGTCAAACGCCGGAACGCCATGCTTTCACCTCCTGAAAAACTGCGCCGCCCCGCCACGGCGCAAAACATGGGGGCAACCACTCCCCATCGTCCCGCGCCGGAGGTAAGCGCCGCTCCTTAAAACGCCTCCCACGCAAAAAGGGAGCGGGCCGAAGCCAACTCCCTTTTCCGTGTGCTATTCGATTTGCAATTATCATTATATTGTATTTATCTTTGTCTTTCAACTGCATTTTACTGCACGGAAGCCAGCTCGCTGTTCATGACCTTTATGATCTTCGGGAGCTGCATGGCGAAGAAATCGATCATTTCCTCGTTCTGTGCCCAATCGCTGTTTTCCGCCAAGCCGGATTCATACAAAAAGGCATGGATGACCTCATGGCGCATGTTCTTGTTCATTTGCCAATACAGATCGCCTTTGTTTAGCGGGTCGTCTCCCGCGTCGCCGTAGTCGTTCACCACGATCTCCTTGGTGGAGTTATCGCATAGCCCGTCGCAATCCTTCAAGCGCTTGTCTTCACTCTTGTTGCATAGTGTCAGGATGTATTCGGTGCCCAAAATGTCGATCTTATACTTATCCAAGGTCATTCTCCTCCATCCACCTCCTGATAATGCCAAGCGCCCGGCCGTGCTGGATGAACACCCAGCGGCTCTGCCGGTCTTCCTGCCGCTGGAAATGCTCGATGATATCCGGCCACTCCGCGCCCTCGATGTAGCGCATGGTCAGGATGAGCTTCTGCCGCTCGTCGGTCAGCTGGCCGATGGCGCTTAGCACCTGCGCCGCCTTGCGGTCGATGCGGGCGATCTCCGCCGCGAAGCTGCGCTGCGCGTCCACATTGTTCACGACGGCCTCGGCCATGCGGTCATAGGCCGCCGGGCTGCCGGAAACGCTGACGGGCTTCAGCTTCGCCGTGCAGGATGTGGCGGACGCGTAATAGCGCTCCATGTGCCGGGCAAGCCGCTCCCGGCGCTCCAGCATCTCCGGGTATCCGAGCAGCCATTTCTTCGCCGGGTTTTCTGGCTTTTGTATCAGCTTCACGGTCTCGATCATATTTTACCTCCCGTCTCGTTCCCCGCAGGGCTGCATTTCGCGGCATTTCCCACGGTACACGCAATCCGGCACCAGCACCCGCAGCATTTCCGGGTTTAGCCCGATGATGGCGTTGCAGACCGCCGTCCATAACTGCCGGGTCTCCGTCGCCGCTTTATAGCACAGCCGCTTTCGGCTGATGTTGATGAGGGCCTGCGCATTCACATCCATGGTCAGCATCACGGGGCTGTCCTGCCGGGCCTTGTTGCGGTCGTATTTGTTCTGCCGGTCGTTGCGCTGGCTCTGCACATACCACTCAACGCCGTATTTGTGCCGCACCATATGCATTGCCACCCAATAGGGCACATCATACATCCGAACCGTCCACATCAGGGTTCGAATGGGGGAATGCTCCGCCTTCAAGATTTTTTCCATCCACGCAGGGGTGGGGACTTTGTCCGTCCCCTTCCCCTCCGTTCCCAGCGCCAGCCGGTAGCACCGGGCCCAGTCTTCTTCCGTCGGTCTGCGGATGATCTCGATCTTACTCATTCTTCCTCGCTCCTATCCAGTCCACGATATTTTTGGCCGTCAACACCGCCCAATAGCCGACGATCCACGGCCACATGCTCACCCCGGCAGCCAGCCCTGCGCACACGGTCAGGGCAATAGCGGCCAGCGCCAGCACCAGCAGGGCGGATAGTCGTTTTGCGGTCACGGGTTGGCCTCCTTCGGGGGCTCCGGCAGGGGCATCCAGTGGGTGATGTGGTAGGCCAGTTCAAATCCCTGTAATGGTTCTACCCATGTCTCCCTCCCGTCGGTGTAGCGGTAACGGCGCGTAATGCCAACCACGTATCCTTTGGCCTCCCATCTGGTGGCATAAATAATTACGTTTTCGTCCGGTTCCGGCAGCCTGTCCTTGACGCTGATCCAGTCCATGCTCATTCCTCCATTTACTGCTTACTCCAACGGATTTTCTTTTCTTCAGGCCAAAGGGATTCTTGATGATACCTTTCTCCGCTCCATTTTAATCCGCCCGCCTCACCATCACATTTCCATCCTGCCGCTCGGAGACTTGCGCCAGATTCGCTTTCCAGCGTGTAGGTTACAATCCGCTTATATCCAAGCGCTTTTGCCGCTCGCCAAGAGGCGGAATATAACATCGAGCAGGCATTTTTCGTCCCATTTGTGCAAAGGCGGTTGACCTCAAGCGTTAATTTATCGTCGAAATATCGGCTTACTGGCCTTCCGACCATGGCAACCCCGCAAAGCTTTCCGTCGTCATAAACAGCGATTGAAAATTTATGACCAACCGGGCGCCTGTGGTGTCGGTGATGCTCGTCTACATACCGCGCCGCCTCCTCGTAGGTAATAGGGCGAAGCTCAAGCACATTTCATTCCTCCCATTTCGCGGCCGCCATCTGCTCCGGCGTAGGCTTCCGGGGCCAGCAGCGCCACAACTTACCGTAGCTGTCCAAAGGTAGCAAGTACGGGATTCTGTTGCCTATCGTGTATGCTTCCGCATATCGAGAATCAGCCGCTATACACACGTCCGTAATCATCAAAGTTTTACGTGTTTCTAACCACACGGGACCTTCGCTTCCCGTCGCTTCCTCCGCCGTCAGCACCCGGTTCTCCGGCTCGGCGCGGTGTAGGGCGGCTTCTCGCGCATATGCCATCTTTTCCTTCTCGGTCATGCCCTTGACTTTTTCTTCGTCCCAGATCACGACGGGGGAATTGGAATAACATTTGGGGCATGTCCAAGTGTAACTATCATCCAACATTTCCGCCCCGCAATAGGGGCACTTCGGCGTTTCTGTCATAGCTTAAACCCCATTTCTTTCAATGATTTTTCGTGAACGTCATTGATATAGCCGCCTGATTTCACAATCGCATACACGATCTCGCCGATAGCATCCCGGTTTTCTTCCGGCTTTTTGAGCATATACCAAAGGGCCATGTTCAGATGTTCACAGGCAGGATATTTTGAGATTGACCGTGCGAACTTCCGATGAAACAGCCTCTTTTTTCGTTTCTGGGTTTCGGTCATTCGGCATTCTCCTTATTCTCTAACTTGGCGCGTTGATTCCATGCTTCGATCAATTCTTCTTTGGTTGCACAGAATGAATCAAGCGTAAATACCATATCGCACCCCTCACAATAAAGTACAAAATCGCGAAAGTAACTGTACGCCTCGTCCAAGTGGACGTATCCCCCGCAGAACGGGCACGGCTTTAGTTCTGGCATTCGGCATCCTCCTTCCGCTGGAAGCACTCGCACCCAAACATAGATGAACACTCGTTTTTATAATAGACACTTGATTCATTCGTGCATTGCCATTTATTTTTTTTACCATTGGCAATCCTTGCACATGTGTTTCTGATAGACCCTGCCGCGCATGATGATGGCTTTCCAGTGTTTGCGCAGCCATTGTCCATCTGTATCCGTGGCGGGGGAACGCATGATAATGCCGCAGTTGGGGCAATAAAGCTGGTTCACTTTCAGCCCGTCAACGTTAATCTGCGATTGGCAAACCGTTTGCGAGCCGCAGACGCAGGAGAGATTTTCAAGCTTATTTGCCATTTGGTTCTTCCTCCCCGCCCATCTTCGCGCCGCAGTTGGGGCAATAATTTGTCAACGCTTTCCCATCGGCAGTGGGATAGCTTATTTTTTCTCCGCATACAGAGCACTGAAAATAAGAAAACCACTTGCCCTTTCTGGGAATCCACCGCCCATGCACCACCGGCGCAGCGTCAACGGCGGGCAGCGCGGCGAGCATGTTACACAACTCGACGATGTCATCCACCTGGTCAATATGCTTCCTTCCGGCAGATATCGCATCTTTTCCGTACTTTTTGATCGCTTCTATGGCTTCTTTGCGCTCGATCAGGTCGCTCATTTCCCACCCCTCCAAACATAGCTCTCATTGTCGTGGCACTCATAGCACGTGCAATGGTGCTCGCAGTCCGCGCAGTCGCAGCCGCACCGCACATCCAGCGTGTTGTTGATGCAGCTGTCGCAGGGGTAGCCGCTCAGCGCCGCCATGCCGGATGTACTGCCAGCCATCTTTGCTGTATACCAGATTCAGCACGGTTTCAAAGTTGTTCTTAGGGCAATTTGTCGTCAGTCTGTTCATTTCCGACATTTCAAAACTGACCAGTGCCACCCGGAAACCGCGCTGGGCCGCCGCAGCTTGTCGATGTTCTTGCGCAGGCGCTTTGCGTCCTGACGCAGCGCTTTGTTTTCCTCGATCAGGGCGGCGATGCGCAGCCCGTCCTCCCGAATGCATTCCTGCAGCCGCTCATACTCTGCGGCGCTGATCTCGATCATCTTCGCCATATCAATCCTCGTCCTCCAATTCGATCCAATTCAGCGGGTCTCCAAAGTCCAATTTCAGCCCCATGCGCTTATAGACGGCCTGCACGGCGTCGGCGCTGGTAAAGCAGTCCACGATATACCGCTGCATCTTCTCCAGTACCCGGTGGCAGCGCTTCCCGCCGAAGCCGTGGATGTCATTCAGGGCTAAACACACGGCGGCGAAGCATATCTGATAGGTGCCGTTGATCCCCGCCGTTCGCCCGTCCTCGTAGGCGCTGTCCAGGTCCTTCTGCGTGATGCCGTTCTTCACCAGCGCGGCAAGCTTCTGGTCGTGGGTCATGCGCTGCCATTTCGGCTGCTGCTTCTTTGCGGCTCTCCTTTGTGCGCGGTTCATGGGCGGTATCCCTCCAATACGACGTATTCATCAGGCGTAGCGATAACGCCGCAGCATGCGATTTGGGCAAAGCCGTCTTCTCCGCATACCTCAATGACGCTTTCAACCTTCAAAATATCGCCGTTTTTATAGCGTTCACAATCTCCGTGCACGGAAGAAAACTTGATATACTCGCCCGGTTTCGCCCACCTTTTCACTTCCCGCACTTCGGGTTTCTCCCCGAGCTTTTTCGGGCTGTTCCAGAGCCGTTCAAAGGCAAGCTCTGCACCCTTTCGCCAGTCGAACTTGTCCTCCTGGTTCCGCCGGGCAATGGCGGTCTTGACCTCCCTGCCGTTTCTGGTCATGGTGGCAGTGGTGGTAGTGCCGTCGCAGTCAATCAGGATTTGATACGACGTTTTGCATGGGCAAAAATCGATCTGGTCAAAATCAACGACGTTACGTTCAGCATGGCCATTGCTTTGCGTTAACCTACCATTGCCGAAAAAATCCATTTCTAAAACCGGCATAAGGTTAAGAATGGAAGTTGCTTTTAGGTTATTGTCCCAGACAACCCCGCGCTTGTCGCACTCTTTCAGCAGCGACAACGCCTGTTTGTTGTTCTTGCAGCGAATATCCACGTTCCCGGCGAAAAAATCATTGATAGAATACTTTTTCATTCCTTTTACCTCCTACTCGTCCTTTTCGTCTCTGGCTCCCTTGTTTCGATGGTATGGCGTTCCGGGGTTGCCCCAGACGGCCTTGTACTTGTTGCACTTGGTGGCGGCGGCTACGCGGTGCACGTATTCGCCGCAGCTGGTGGGCGGCTCCTGATGATAGCTGGGGCTTTGCTGGCAGTAGCAGCGGTAGCCCGGCTCGCCGTGCAGTTCCGGCCAATGCCACAGGCAGGTGGCGCAGCGCCCTCGCCGCCGCTTCTTTGGGCGCAGATCGATCACGGTCACGGCTGCGGCCCCCTTTCCAGCGCCCGGCCCGCCTCCCACTCCCGATAGAGGGCCATCCAGTCCGGAAGGGTCATGGTGACCAGGATGGCCGCATTGTTTTTGCGGTGGAAGACAGCTGGCAGGTCGTTCTTTCCCCCGGCTGCCGCGTCCCGGATGGCCTGCTCCACCCACTCGTAGAGCCGCATCTGCTCGCAGTGCTTGGCCTCGATGTGGATGCCCGGAAGGCCGATCACGTCGGACGCGTCGCCGGTGTTGCCGCAGTACTGCGCCGTGCGCCGGGTGTCGTACCCTTCGGCCCGCAGGGCCGAGGCCAGCTCCCGTTCAAACCGTACTCCCTTTCGGCGGCTGTTGATCGTCATGTTCCTCATCCTTTCGCGATGCATTTATAGGTCATGTGACTGGGATCAAAAATCAACCCGATCCGCCCTAGGCTGTCGTTTCGGTTCTTGGCAACCTGCAGGGCGATATACTGGTTTCCATGGCGGGTAGCCATTTCCGCAATGCCACGATGGCATTCCGGGATGGCGGGGTCATCCAAGGTTTCGGGGCGGTGCAAAAACACGATGCTGTCCGCGTCCTGCTCGATATCGCCGGAGCCGCGCAGACAATCCATTGTTGGCATTTCCAATCGGCCCTTCTGCTGCGGGCGGCTGACCTGTGCCAAGGCCAAAACCGGGATTTTCAGGTCAAGGGCCATTGCCTTTAGTTCATGGCTAACGGTGGTAATTCGCACAAACTCGCTGTCGGTCTTTTGGGCCGTCTTTAGCAACTGCAGGTAATCGACAACGAGCAAATCGAGGCCGCGTTCATCCTTTCGCCGCTCTGCCTCGGCCCGCAGGGCTTCGACGGTGCGGACGGAAAACGTAAAGGGCATGTTGAGATTCGCAAGTTCATTTCCGGCCTCCATGATGTGTTCCCAATCGTCGACCTCCAGGCCCTTGCCGGTGCGCAGCTTTCGCCCCTCCACGCCGCTGCGGGCGGCGATCAGCCGGCGGAGATACTGGCTGGGGGTCATTTCCAGCGAGCAAATGCCCACCTTCTTTCCGGCCCCGGCGATATGCATGGCCATGTAGGCGGCGAGGGCGGATTTCCCTACGGCGGGCCGTGCGCCGAGCACCGTCATTTCGCCGGGGAACAGGCCGCCAAGGGTCCTGTCCAGATCGGCCACGCCGGTGGTCAGGTACGTAATTTTCCCCTGACTGGCCGTCTCGATCTCGTCGATGGTGGTCATGACAAGATCGGTCATTTCCACCCAGCCATCATTGCCGGAGGTTAGTTTCCGCAGGCTGTCCATGGCGGCGGCCTTGATCGTGTCCGTGTCCCGCTGCTGGTCGTTGGCGGCAATGGACAGGGCTTCGGCGATCCGTTCCATGTCCCGGCGGGTGGTGATCTCCCGCAGGGCCTTGATATCCTGCGGCAACATCACGGTGGACGGAGAATACCGTAGGGCCTCCAACACGGCAGCCTGCCCGGTCGTGGGAAATTCCTCCGCGATCACCCGGCCAATGCTGGGCGCGTCGTAGGGTTCACGGCGGGCCGTGGCCTTCTTCATGGCGGCGAATATGGCCTTGTATTCGGGCACGGTGAAATCCCTTTCGGTTAGGCCGGGGAGCCATTTCCGGGGATCGCCGGTCTGCAGCAGGCCCCCGATGACGGAGCGTTCGATGGTCTGGTCGTAGATCATCTGATCACCTCCCCGTCTTGGATGAACGGTATCTCGTAGAGGCTTTTGCTCTCTTCGGCGGGCCTTGGTTTGTCCTCCAAGATGCGGCGGACGAAGGGCCAATTCACGCCGCCCTTGCGGTCATGGTCACTGGCGGTACGCAGGGCGGCCAACAAGCGCTCCTCCCCGTAGTCGGCCAGCAGACCCATGGCGGTGTCCATGGCCTGCAAGGTGGGCTGGATGCCGACCCGCACGAGGGTATTTTTCACCCGGTCGTACTGCTGGGCGGCTGCGTCGCATTCCTCCGGGGTCATAAAGGGGGCGGGGGCGGTCATGCCCTCGCGCGCGCGCGCGCGTTCCTCCTCCTCTTTGTCTTTGTCTTTGTCTTTGTCTTTGTCTTGCACGATATCGTACGATATCGATTTTTCTTGCACGATATCGTACGATATCGTTGATGTTCTTTTTCGGGCAGCTTTCCGAGCACCTTCGGCCTTTCGGTCGTAAGTTTGCTGATCTCTGTCGATGCTGGCTTTGGCCGAGGGCCATACAAACCGCTCGTTTCCGCGAAGATCGGGCTCTTGTCCAGACATAGCGTATTCCAGCATCGCCTTAAAGAGCCGTCCGCATTCCGCGTCGCTGAGGGGCGCAAGGCTTGAGGCAAAGTCCGTAAAGACTTTCAGATACTTCATGGGTGTGCTCCTATCGGTTTAGTCGATCAGAAGGGCAGATCGTCGTCCGTGACTTCCTGATAGCCATTGTTCGCCGGGGCTGCGGGGGCCGGTGCGGCCTGCTCGCCCTTGGGGGTCAGGAACTCCACGTCCTGCGCCATAACCTCCAGATTGGCGTAGGCCTTGCCGTCCTGCCCGGTGTAGGTGGAAACGCTCACGGGGCCGGTAACGGCCACCTTGCGGCCCTTGGCAAGGTACTTCTGGCAGGTCTCGCCGGTCTTGTTCCAGGCGCTGACGCGGAAAAAGTCGGTCTTGTCGTCCTGCCCGCGGCGGTTGACGGCCACGGTGAAGGAGCAGACGGAGGAGCCGGATTGGGTGACCCGGGTCTCCGGGTCACGGGTGAGGTTGCCGATGATGGTGAGTTTATTCATGTTGCTTTCCTTTCAGCCGGTACACCCGGCAAATTTTTTCGTCTATGGTGATGGGCTGCAGGTGGTATTTTTCCATCAGCGCGGGGTCTCCGTGCTGGTGGGCCTCCATGTGATGCTCCCGGCAGAGGGGCAGGGCCTCCATGCCCATGTGGTCGATCTCGTCCCGGTTTCTTCCCATCCCCACGCGGTCGATGTGGTGCAATTCTCCGGGCCTCCGGCAGACCGCGCAGACCTTGCGCATGGCGCAGGCGTAGACGTAGGCGGTCACGTCTCCGGCGATCTCCGCAAGGTTCTCGCGGGTGGGGATGCCGTGTTCCACGCAAAACTCGATCAGAAAGTCAATGTACAGGCGGGCGGTGGTCATGTCGCAGTCGGAGAGGGAGAAGCGCTTGATGGCCTCGGCGGTGAGCTCGTCCATGCGGTCGATCAGAAACTTGCGTTTCAGGTCGCCGTTGAGCATTTCCCGGTCGCCCGCGCTCAGGTAGCCGCAGGCGGCGGAAATATCGCCCACCAGCGCCCATGCGTGGCGGCGCTGCTCCGGGCTGATATGCCGCTTATCGTGCCATAGCACCATCACGTCCTCGCTGAGATTATCCACCGGGGGGCGAATGGTCTTCACCGCCACGGCTCCCCGGTGGTCATAGGCCCGGCCCACGGTGGAGATCATGCCGCGCCTCCGGCCGCATTCCGGGCGGCTTCATCTTTTGCGCAGTTGACGCACAGCACCCGGCCAAACTTGGCCTTGCTGTCTCGTGCCATTTGCTGGGCGCTCCGCTCGCCGTGGGCGGTGATGGGGGCTTTACAATCTTCGCAATAGATCGGGGTGGCGGTGGATTGGTTCACCGTGGTACCGGCTTTCGGGGCGGGTTCCGCATCCTCCGGCAGGTCTTCGCCCGCGTAGATGTACAGGCCCAAGCCGTGGCGGGCAATGGCCTTGGTCAGGCTCCGCTGGATGGTCTTGTTGACCGCGAAGCTGTCTACCTGCGCCAGAGGGATGCTGTGGTTCCGCGCGTCCATCACCGGCAGGTATTCGATGTGCTCCAGCGCGGTCTCGCCGTCCACCAGCGTTACGCCGGTCTTCACCCAGCAGGTCTTGCCGTCGGTGTGGTAGGGGTTTCCGTTGGCCGCCTCATAGACGGTGTAGTAGCTCATGGGGTAGCGCTTTTTCAGTTCGCCCCATGCCCAAGCCCAGCTCAGGTAGGTGAGGTTCCCTTTCTTCTCGGTGTGGCCGCTCACGTCCACACCGTTCAAAATTTCAAACGGGCTCATTGTCGCTTTCCTCCTTCGCCAGCGGGCACCAGAGGCCGAAACGCTTCGGTGCCCAGATGATCTCCCCCGTCACGTTACAGCGCTTGCGGTCGCGGTTGTACGCGTCGGTCTGGCAATACTTGCAGCCCTCGCAGCACTGGTGGTCGGGGTCAAAGCCTACGCGGTCGGTCAGGCGATAGACCGCCGGGCGGATACCTCCATGCACGTCCTGTCCCTCCATTCCATGTAACTGTCATAGTAGGGGGAGCACTCCACGAGGCAGCAGGCCCATTCCATGGCTCGGTCGGGCTGATCCTGCTCGATCATGTCCCAGATCACTTCCATCAGGTCTTTCTGCGGCTCCTGGGAAAACTTGTGTACGTTCATGCCGATGGCCGCCGCCCGCCAGCCGAGGTGCTTCTCCCGCACGTAGGCCATGCGGTTTTCGTCGGTGTCGGGCAGCATCTTGGAGGGCTCGTAGTAGTCGCCGATCACGGCGGGATTCTCTAGTTCATGTCCCATTCTTTCCACGCCTTTCTGATTCGCTTTCTCTGCTTCATGGGTCGATTGGGGATCGGATCATAATTCCCGCTTCCGGGGCTTTTCCGCCGCTTTGGGCGGTCTGGGCGCTGGCACTCGTGGGCCTCCCATGGCTGATCGAGATACGCCCCGCATTCGCAGCAGCGATACATTGCGTTTCGCTCCTTTTTGTGTTATAATGATGGTGGTTGTTTTGGACTGGCTTTCCTTTCGCGCCTCATCCTTTTGTCTTGGTACCCCTTGGGCTCGTGCTGGTAACACGAGCCCTCTTTTTATACCAGTCCGTGGCCCCACGCGATGAACGCGCCCACAAACAGCGCCACGGCGGCGAACAGGGCGACGATCACTTCCCAGCTCTTATCGGGCGGGCAGACCTCCGAGGCCATCCAGCGCAGCCGCCGCTTGTATCGCAGCAGGTTCAGGCCGGTGCGGGGGATGTACTCCATCATGGGGATGCTGGTAAACGTCTTGGGTACAATCCTCATTTTCTCACCTTCTTCTTTTGATTCTGGGCTTTCCGTCCGGCCCGTATTCCATCCCTTCCGGCAGTTCGCCGGGATTTGTCCTCCGGGCCGGTCTGTACGGCTCCCGCTTTGGCTGCTGGCTCTCGGCCTGCCGCCGGGCTATCCAGCGGTCAACAGCGGATTCGCGCGCCCTCAGCCGTGGCCGGGGGCCATCGGTGCGGATGCCGGTTGGGATGCTCTCGATCTCCCCCGACCGCATCAGGGTGTTCACCGCCGACCGGCTCATGCCGGTCAGGGCGCTGATCTCCTTAGCGCTGTACAGGCGTTCCATTTCCTTCCTCCTCGTAGAATCTTGTCCAGTCCACCCCCAGCACGGCGGCGATCTTCTTCGCAGTGCTGGGGCGAGGTTTGTTTTTCCCCTTCTCAATTAGGCAATAGCTAGGTTGGCTAATGCCGATCTTCTCACATAAATTCTTTTGGGTCATTTCCTTGTCCAACCTAGCAATGAGCAACCATTTCCGCATCTTATCATCTCCCGGGAATTAGCTTATGCCTTATTATATATTAGGTTTTGCCAAAAGTCAATAGGTAAAACCTAATTTTTTTGATTTGAATTAGTTAGCCTACGGCTATATAATTAAAAGGAAAGGAGTGTTGCTGATGAACAGGTTGGCGGAACTACGCAAAGCGGCTGGATATACTCAAAAGTATGTAGCGCTGGAACTCGGCGTAAAAGCGCCCTCCGTATGCGCATGGGAAAAAGGAGACGGGAACCCTAAACAAGAAAATTTGATTGCGCTCGCCAAGCTCTACGGCGTGTCCGTCGACTACCTGCTGGGCAACGACAAGCAGGAAGGGGAGCCGGAAGGGGAACCAGCGGAAGACAAGTCAAGCGCAAACAGGCGCGCTTTACATGAAATCATTGATAAATTTTCAGACGAGGACATACCAGACGTAATTAATCACTTGAAAGCGCTTGAAATCGTGTGCCAGCACAAAAAGGAAACGAAATAAGGGCGGTGGAAACAATGGGGAAATGTCAGTACTGCGGGCAATGGGCCGGTCTTTTTAAGGATTGCCACGACGAGTGCTATGCAAAGTTCGCCGCGCCAAAGACCGCGATCCAGACCGTGGTACGCAAAGAAGTAGCACCAATCGTCAGAGTGACGATTCACGAGCCTGCACACGACGAAAGGCTTCGGCTGGAAAAAGCACAAGGGAAATACAGGGAAGCGTTTGACCGCCACATGAAAATGTTAGAAAAAATCGAACAGCTATACTCTGTTGCCATCAATCTGTATGCCGTAGACGGCCCGGAAATGCAGCATGTCGAAGGGCTATGCAAAGAAGACATAAGGTTTTTGCGGGAATACAAGACAGCAGACGATGAGCAGCGTGACGCATGGATAGCCTACTATATCGCTCTGGATGGCAAGGCGCGAAAGTACCCGTACCCGCCCATAGAATATTGGGATTCATACAAGCGTCTGGCCATTATATACGAAAAGCAAAAGCGCTGGCAGGAGGCAATAGACGTTTGCGAATCCGCCATAGCGCACGGAATCACAAAAGACGGCAACAAAAGCGGGTTCATTGGGCGCGCCGCTCGTCTCACGCGGAAAATGAGAGATGCAGCGACGGAAAAACTGGAAGGGCCAAAAGAATAAGCGCCTTTCGGCGCTTATCTCCCTTATTACAAGATTCCTTTTTCTTTCGCAAGCGCCAAAACATAGGAAAGCGCCTGTTGAATGCTTTCTTCGTCGAGTGCGTCAATGAGCCGATCAACTTCTTTCATCATTTCCTGCTTTTCCATTTTTCGCCCTTTCCGCTGACCACATCATGTGCGTCAGCTTATACAGCTTTTTCAGTATCCCCTCGGCGCGTATCTCCCTGACCATTCGTATGATCTCCGCACGATAGAGCATGATTTCCCCTCCTTTGGCGGTTTTCCCTGCCTCTATCGTAACCCCGCCGTGGGGCGAATGCAAAGGATACGACACACAAACCCCGAAAACCCAAAAGAAAGGGGGAATCCGGCATGCCTCGACAAACGCTGAAACAGCGCAAGGACGGACGGTATAAATGCGTATACAAGGGCGTACAGTTCTACGGAGCGACGCAGTCCGAAGCGCTGGCGGCGCGGGCGGCGTACATCCGGGACGAGGAACAACAGCTCAAGCACACGCAGCCGACCGTCAGAGAGTATGCCACGAGCTGGCTTCCGATCCACCGGGCGAACGTCAGCTCTAAGACATACAATGACTACGCCAAGCAGGTCGATGCGCTCATAGCCAAAATAGGGGATAAGTACCTTCGGGCCGTCACGCCGACGGATATCAAATCCGTATATATGCACTATGTAGGCTATTCAGACTCCACGATTAAGCGCGCCCGCATCTTGTACAAGGGGATATTTCGTTCCGCCGTCGCGGATGGATACATCCACGTCAATCCCTGCGACGATGTGCAGGCACAGCCGCACAAGGGCACTGTTGGCACTCACAGAGCCATCTCGGAGGCAGAGCGTAAAGCCATACATGGAACTATTCACCGGCTGCGGCCTGCGGTCATGGTGATGCTTTACGCCGGTCTGCGACGCGGGGAAGCAATGGCGCTCAACATCGACAGGGACGTTGATTTCGCCAAAAAGGTCATCCACGTCCGGGAGGCTGTACGCTTTGAGTCAAACCAGCCCATACTCACTTCTCCAAAGACAGAGGCGGGCGAACGGGAAATTCCCATGATCGACATTCTCGCGTCTGAGCTTCGCGGGAAGCACGGTTTGCTGCTCCCGTCCGCAAATGGAACTTTGTGTTCGGATACCGCGTTCCGCCGGGCGTGGGATTCCTACCTTCGGGCAATCGGGACGATACCAGGCGCAGAAGCGCCCATCAGGCCGCATGATCTGCGTCACTCGTATTGCACAATGCTGCGGGATGCTGGCGTTGATCTCAAGATCGCCATGCAATGGATGGGGCATGCAGACAAGGACATGATCCTCAAAATTTACGATCATATCACGCCCAAAAGAGTCGAAACGTCGGTCTCCCATCTCAACGATTTTATGGTCAAAAATCAGGTGTAAGGTTCAAAACGAGGTTCAAAACGGCATAATAGGCCGCGAAACCGTTTACGCAGAACGGATCAAAACAATAAGCCGGTCAGACTCCGACTCTGAAGGTCATGCGTTCGAATCGCACCGGGCGTACCATGAAAAACCCCGCAGCCAGAAAAGGCTTGCGGGGTTTCTTTTTT